CCCCCGAAAAAGGAGGCAGTTGTAATGCTAACAGATAAAGAGGCAAGAGAAGAGTATCACAATGCCTATAGCCAGGGGCTATCGTTCTGGGGGGCATTCTTAGCTGAGGCTGAGAAGGATCTTGAGATCACCCTAGGTAATCAATGGAGCCCAAGGGATAAGGCTATACTCACTGCACAAAACCGAAATGCTATGGTGTTCAACAAGACCAAGAGGATTACCAGACTGATTTCGGGGTACCAACGAAAGAACCGGCTGGCTATGAAGATTGACCCAGTCGAAGGGAGTGATGAGCAAACAGCTAACCAGCTCACCGGCATTGTTATGCACGTTATGTCGAGCTGTAATGGCTACCATACCATGTCTGACGCCTTCGAGAAAGGGCCACTTAAGACTGGTATCAACCTGATCAATGTCTACCCGGATTACATCACTGACCCTCTAAATGGTGACATTAAGATAGCTCGTATTCCGTACAACAAGTTCATGCTCGATCCATACTTTTCAGACATCGATCTATCTGACTGTGGGTGGCTGATACGCCGGGAATACTTCCCAAGAAAGCAAGTCCAGGCTCTGCTTCCTATGGTAGGGAATAAACTGGCACAGGTACCTGATAGATCTAGGGATGACAAGTTCCAGTATTTTAGGCCTCCGATAGATCTGGCCGGTAAGCAGATGATGGCTTATGATGAATTCTGGAAGCGTGACTTCATGACTGCCAAGTTCCTCGTAGATCGACAGACAGGAAGTATGGAAGAGATTACAGGAGCCTCCAGGGAACGGCTGAGCATGCTAATGAAGGCCTACCCAAGCTTGACAGTAGTGAAGAGACAAAAGCCTATTGTTGAGCTATACATTCTTGTCAATGGTGAGTGCATGTGGAAGGGTGAAGATCCCTATGGCCTCGGTGATATCCCCTATGTGGCAATGGTTGGGTTCTGGGAGCCAGAGTATAACGAGTCCGATTGGAAGCTCCAGGCATTGGTAAGATGTATCCGAGATCCCCAAGATGAGACCAACAAGCGCCGGTCAAAGATGCTGGACATGATAGACTCGCAGATCTCCTCAGGGTGGAAGGCTGAGGAACGTAGCGTAGTTAACCCGAAGGCTCTATATCAGAGTGGTCAGGGCCAGGTCGTGTGGATGAAGGATGGGAAGTTTGCCTTAGCTGAGAAGCTGGAGACAGCTGATATACCACAAGGTCTGTTTAGGCTCATGGAGACCCTCGACCGGGACATCATAGACATACCCGGTATCAATGAGGAAGCTCTTGGCCAAGCCATAGGTGAAAATTCAATACAGAAGATATCTGGTGTCCTTGGTAAGCTACGCCAAGGTGCTGCACTAACAGGCCTCCAAGATCTATTTGATAACTACCGGCTTACTAAGGCTGAGGTTGGCCGTAAGATAGTCAGGATGGTTCAGAGCTGTTATAGGCCTGAGAAGGTTATGCGTATCATCAACGAACAGCCTACTCCGGAGTTCTACAATAAGGACTTCGGAAAGTATGACTGTATACCTCAAGAAGGTGTCATATCTGATACCCAGAGACAGCTATATTACACAGAGCTTATTGGGCTCAAAGAGATGGGAGCCCCCGTGCCATGGACTGCGATAATTGATGCCGCGCCGGTGCAACATAAGAACAAACTGAGAGATGCTATATCCCAGGCAGAGCAGGCACAGGCTAAAGAGGCACAGTTCCAGCAGCTCATGAACAGGCTGTCTGCAGCCCTGGTCCAGGCAGAAGCGCAGCAGAATTTGGCCGGTATGAATGAGAAGCTTACCCAGGCTATGCAGAACCGGGCCAATGCCGCACTCGATAGAATCAAGGCTATGAAGGAGCTGGGCAATATGGACGAAAAACAGCTCCTTGAGATCCTCAAGATCATTCTTGAGATAGAGAAGATGGGAGAGCAACCCCAGGAGCAGCAGGTTAAGCAAGGTGCAGCTCAGGGGCAAGCTGAGGTCAAGAAACATACCTCGTAACCTGAACCTTAAACAAAGGGAGTAGTAATGAACTTGTACCGCGTAATAGTGGACTACCTGTTTTTCAGGGATGTCAACGCCATCGTCAAACCGATGGACAAGATCCGGGAAAGGCTGATCAGACATTCAGCCAAGATGCATGCCTCTGCTAACGAGATGGATAACAAAGCAGAGAAGCTGCACAATGTCTCGGCTGTCAGGCGCAACGAGTCCTCCAGGGCTGTTGGTATCGCCAATAAGCTGCAAGAGTTCTTCGAGCTGTAAGATGGCCAAGTCAAGACCAGTAAACACTTCTGACTACGAGATCGGCATCATGAGGAATCTCCTCGCCCAGGATTTCATGAGGCAGATGGAGAAGCTTATCAATGATCACCAAAAGAAGGATCATTACTGGGTCTTGGTGCATGCTGACATGAACGCAGTCAGTGGGAGAATCCAGACTAAGTTTATGATCATGGATCGAGAGCCCCCGAAGATGCTAGGAACGATGGTCTACTATGTGGATAATAAGATCGGGCAGTTACGCAAGCTTTGGGTTCTCCCTCGGGACATCCCGAGAGATGGACAATTTGAAGATCCAGATTCAATTATGTCCGTTGATGAGTTCGAGAAGAAGCTTGACTCAGATCAGAAGTGGATAACAAAAGAAGCTCCGGTGGTTTACAATGAGCGGTAGAGGTTATAAGATATTCCCTCGCTCCCAGGACTTCCGGGATAATTGGGACAGCACATTCAGGCCAGTAAGGTTTGCAATACTGAATCCAGATATAACCGTAAAGGTGATCAAGGAGGAAGATGACAGTCAAAAAGACAAAGAAAAGGAAAAGAAATGGCTAAGGTGAGGACTGATTAAAAAAAGTCGATGCCAAACATCGATTTACAAAAAAAAGTCTCGATGGTGTTAAGTGGACGATTAACGCCGTAGTTAGAAACTAATATAAAGCGCGGACGGCTATACGGTCTTTAGAAGGAGTCATCATGGCAGATGAACAAACGGGCACAATAAGTCAGGATGCCGCTGACAAGAGTGGAGGATCAACCGACTCTCACGAACAGGTTGACGGACAGATGGTACCATTATCAGCTCTCGAAGGTGCCAGAGAAGAGTTGAAATCCATCAAAGAGAGTAACCAAGCTCTCCAGGCACAGGTTGAAGTTTACCGAGCAAACCAGGCCAATATAGCGCAGAAACAGGAAGATGACGCTATCTTTGAAGGTCTGAGTGACAATGATGTTGTGACAGTTGCGGACGTGAAAAAGATTCTGAACGTCACCAATCAACGGCTCACTGGAATGGGTGCTCAACTCACGGCAAGAACAAAAGAGCCGAATTACGAGCAGCTCATCGAGAAATATCTACCTGGTGTTCTTACACAAAATCCTGAGCTTGCGGACGCGATCCGGACCAGTAAGAATCCAGTGGCCCTCGCGGTCCATTTAGCTAAATCCTCTGATGCATATCGAGAGGACGATAAGAAAGCCAAAATGAAGGAAGCCGGTGCTAAAGACGAAGGCGACAACAAAGGTGATGGTGATCTTATCCTCGATAACACTCAGAACAAGCCAGGCGCTACGAGTACCGGAAAAGGTGCTGGTGGTGGAATGTCTGCAGTTGACAAGGTATTGCAGATGACCGATGAAGAGCTTGAAGCGAAGATCCAAGAGGTCTCCGGTCGAGCGTAAAAAATCCATTAAGGAGGAATGTAGAAAGTGGCCGAAAATTTAACAACAACTACTCAGGTCGATCCGGCTGTTGCGATCTTCTATGATAGGGTTCTCCTGAAAAGGGGTAAGCCCAAACTGATCCACACCATATTCGGTCAGAAGAAGAATCTCGGGAGCAAGAAGGGTAACACTATGAAGTTCCGGAGATACTCGGCCCTTACAGTCGCTACAACTCCTCTGTCCGAAGGTGTTACACCTCCGGGCCAGCAGCTCTCCAAGACGGACCTTTTAGCCCAGGTCAGCCAGTATGGTGACTATGTTCACGTTACAGACGTAGTGGACATGACGGTTGAAGATCCCGTATTGACAGTTGCTAATGAGGAACTCGGTGATCAGATGGGTAGAACCATCGATGTAATCGTAAGGGACATTCTGGCTTCTACGGCTTCAGAGGACGATTGTGACCTCGGGGCAAATGGTGACACCCCAACAGAGCTTACGAAGAACGATATCAAGCAGAAGGCCGTACAGGTACTGCTTGGCAATAATGCCGAAATGTACACCCCGCTTATCCGGGCCGGTTCTGGTCAGGGTACATCTCCGATTCGCCCAGCCTTTTGGGCCTTGAGTGAAGTGGACCTGATCGATGACCTGGAAGCCGTTTCTGGCTTCAAATCAACGTCTCAGTATCCTGCACAGCAGGGCGTGCTGGACGCGGAGTGGGGAGCAACTGACAATGTGCGTTGGCTCGTGACTACAGAGGGTTACGTTGATACTGGTGCTTCTAACTTGGGCGCTGACGAATACTTCAACTTCATCCTTGGCAAGAATGCCTATGGTATTATTGACCTGGATGCTGGCAACGTGAAGTCTATCGTTAAGGCCTTTGGAAGTGGTGGGACTTCAGATCCTTTGAACCAGCGGGCAACTGCAGGTTGGAAGGCGTTCTTTGTCGCTCGAATCTTGAACGACAATTTCATGATTAACCTTAAGTGTACGCATTCGTAATAGGAGGGATATAATATGAACCAGATTAGAACAGGTCATTTTGAGGCTGACGGTAACGATGTTACCTTAAACCTCGGGTTCGTTCCTGACTATATGATGCTCGTAAATGAGGACGCAGCCGCTACAGAAGTCATAAAGATTGAGTGGTGGTATTCTGCCGGGGTTACAAAAGAGCTGCATCACTACAGACATGGTAGTGGAGCCGGTTCTTCAATACCCAATGCTTCTTCCCCGAGATGGGAAACATCCGGTGAGATCGAAGCAGCTTATCCCCAGAGCACCGATGCGACAGTTGGGACAGTAACAGTTATGGGTGATGCTACAGTCGTGGCAGTGACCAACCGAATGGGTATCAAAATTGATGCCTCCTGGATGGACAATAGTGACGAGATTTACTATCTTGCCATCAAGTCTGACAGGGAAGTTGATCACGGTGATATCAACGCTTAAGCCCAGCTGTTGATTAAGACTTATCGAGGGGGGCTTATGCTCCCCTCTTAACCTACGTTAACCCAGAGAAAGGAAGTTAACATGGCTGACGAAAATACGGCTACTACTGAAAGCAAAGCCGGAGCACCACGAAATCCTAGAAAGCGGAAAGGCCCTAAACAGTATGACGAAAAGAAGTATAGGGGCAAGAAGTTAAAAGTCAGATTCACGCATCTTGAGTTTCCGAAAGCTGGTATTCAATTCACATACCGTGGCATAGGGTATAAGCTTGATGACAACCAAGAGATTTCGTTGCCGATAGAGGTGATCGAGCATTTGAACAGCCTAGCTGTTCCGGAGCGGAAGTATGAGGAAGATCCTACGACCGGTCAAATGAAACCAGGCCCTGTCACTCTGCGGCACAGATTCAGTTGTGTACCCGTTGATTTGGGTGCATTCAAGTAAGGAGGAAAGATCGTGGCCGATAAGAAAACTATCAATCTTGAGCAGGTATCAAACCCCGAGCTGTTGGTGGACCTGTTAAATGCCATTGACACTGAGGTTGATGCTCTCAGGACTCTTGCAAATGAGCTGCGAACAGACCACGCGACAAACAAAACATCCCACGATGCCATTGAAACCCTGGTTGAGGAGTTGCGAACTGATCACCTTGGGTCTGGT